TAGAAATAAAATAAGTTTACGTTATCAATAAATAGGCTCGGCAAAGCTAAAACTTGCAGTGGTTAATGGATTGTGAAGCACGGTCGCCCACACTTTGCAAGTATTTCAAGTGCGGAACGTAAAAAATTCCGCATTTTTTTTTATTCAGATAGTATTTATATTAATATTTAATATTATATTTGTCGAAATAATTAATATTTAAGCTATGAAAACACGAAATTGGACAATTGAAACTTTAGATTTTATTAAAGGAACTGGAATATTAGACCTTAATTTAGGTAAAGGCAAAATAATGGAGTTACAATTTGAGGTAGAATTTGAGCGTGACGGTGACGAAATAGAACAAGTTGATGTTAAATTAACGCCTTATACAATTCATAACGAAGATGGAATACTAAAACACGGTACATTAAACAAGCGAAACACGAACTTAATTTGTGAAATGTTAGAAGAAATAATAATAAGTGACCCGTGTTTTTATGGTTTTGAAATGATGCAAGACGAATTTGATTACTACCAAGAATTAACATTTGAAGAAAGACGTTTGTCAAATATTTAAAAAAATAGTATAACTTTGTAAAGTGAGATATGCTTTACTTTTACCTATACTGATAACCCTATTTATTTTAGATAGGGTTTTTCTTGTTTTAGTTTATTGGAAAACAAGTTATAAATTTCAAAGGTGGATATACAAAGACGAACTAATTATAGAATCAATGCACCGTGTTTGCGTAGGCTTATTAGTTTTAGTATTAATTGAATATTCTATTTCGATTTGGTAAACGAAATGTTTTTATTAGAATTAAGTAAGCACCACAACGACTGGATAAAGATTGTAGGCACTTTTAACGAAGAATTTTACGCTGAAGATATAGTTCAAGAAATGTATTTAAAGATGGCTATAATAAATAACGTTGAAAGATTCTATTTAAACGGCAAGCTAAATAAGAATTTTATCTGGACGGTATTAAGAAACATGGCTTTTGATTACAAAAAAAGCAAAACACGAATAACAAAAGTAAGCATAACGGAAGCCTACCAAATAAAAGACGAATACTTACCCGAAATACTTGAAGCGAAAAAACGTTTAGAAATAAAGATAAACCAAGAGGTTAAACAATGGCATTGGTACGATCAACTATTATTTGACCTTTACCGAACTTCAGGAATGAGTACAAGACAAATAGAAGGTGTTACGGGTATAAGTTTTAAAAGCGTATGGAAAACAATTAAGACTTGCAAAGAACGATTGAAAGAAAATGTATCTGAAGATTACGAAGATTTTAAAAACCAAGATTACGAATTAATAAAATAAATTATGGCACGAAAAAGACGTACAAAAGCTGAAATATTAGCAGCACAAAGTGAAGGATTAGGGGACTCGGTAGAAAAAGTTTTAGAAGTTACTGGGGTAGCTAAATTAGCAAAATGGGTAATGGGTGAAGATTGCGGGTGTGACGAAAGAAAAGCAAAGTTAAATTCTTTGTTTCCTTACCGAAAGCCTGAATGTCTACTAAAAGACGAACACGAATTTTTATCTGAATGGTTTACTGAAAAGCGTTACACAATGAAACCTACCGAACAAAAAAGAATGTTAGAAATTTACAACCGAGTATTTAAGGTAAATATGCAACCAACAAGCTGCGGTAGTTGTCTAAGGGATGTAATGAATAAACTTGAAATTTTATATAACAGCTATGCCGATACCGAAGCCTAACCCTAACGAACAAAAAAAGGACTTTGTTCAACGTTGTATGTCAAACGATACAATGGTAAGTGAATACAAAAACACCGACCAACGTTTAGCCGTATGTTCAACTGTTTTTGAAGATAGTAAAAATAAAGTCGAATTAGAAAGCTATACCGACTATCCTAAACAAGCAACTGAAAACGCAAAGATAGCTTTACGATATGCTGAAGAAAACGGCTGGGGCGATTGCGGTACACCCGTAGGTAAACAAAGAGCTAACCAATTAGCAAATGGCGAACCGATAAGCGAAGAAACTATTTCAAGAATGGCAGCGTTTGAAAGACACCGACAAAATTCACAAAAAGAATTAGGAGACGGATGCGGGCGTTTGATGTGGTTAGCTTGGGGTGGTGACGCTGGTATAGAGTGGGCGCAAAGAAAGTTAGAACAAATAAGAAAAAACTAAAAAACACGAACTATAAAATGGCAAAAGTAGGTAGACCAAGAAATTTAGATAGTCCTGAACAACTATACGAACTATTCGAAAGATACAAAAGAGACGTAAAAGCGAACCCAAGAATAAAAAGCGTATTCGGTGGTAAAGAATTCGAAGAAAGAGCCGAGCCTTTAGAACGTCCCCTAACTTTAGAAGGATTCGAAATATTTTGTTGGCACGAAGTAGGATGCGTTGAAGATTACTTCAAGAATACAGATAAACGTTACGAAGAATTTACTCCTATCTGTTCGCATATACGCAAAGAAATCCGTAGAGACCAAATCGAAGGCGGTATGGTAGGACAATATAACCCAAGTATTACGCAACGTTTAAACAACTTAAAAGAACAAGTAGAACAAACAAACGTAGAACAACCTTTATTTAAATTACGTGATAATAACGACGGCAATAGATAAAATTGAAGCGTTACAAAAACGAATCAAAATAATTCAAGGCGGTACTTCTGCGGGTAAAACATATTCCGTTTTAGCGGTGTTAATTACAAAAGCCGCATCTTATCCAAGAACTGAAATTAGTATTGTAGCTGAAAGTATACCGCATTTAAGAAGGGGTGCGTTAAAAGACTTTCTTAAAATAATGAAAGAAAATAATAGGTACTTTGACGAGCGCTTTAATAAATCGCTTTTAAGGTACGAATTTTCAAACGGTAGTGTAATTGAGTTCTTTAGTGCTGATGACAGTTCTAAATTAAGGGGTGCAAGGCGTGACATACTTTATATAAACGAATGTAATAACGTAACCTTTGAATCTTATAACGAACTTGCAATACGTACAAAGAAAGAAGTTTATTTAGACTTTAACCCCGCTAATGAATTTTGGGTACACAAAGAACTAAAAGACGAACCCGACAGCGACTTCTTAATTTTGACGTATAAAGACAACGAAGCCTTAGACAATAGTATTGTTCAACAAATAGAAAAGAACCGTTTAAAAGCAGAAACAAGCGCATATTGGGCTAATTGGTGGCGGGTGTATGGATTAGGTGAAATAGGAATGTTAGAAGGCGTTATATTCAGTAACTGGAAAACAATAGATACACTACCGAAAGACGCTAAATTAATCGGTATTGGATTAGACTTCGGTTACACGAATGACCCTACTGCAATAATAGAAATATACAATTACAACGGGCAACGAATATTAAACGAACTGAAGTACCAAACGGGTATGCTTAATTCAGATATCGCAAAGGAACTACCGAAACACGTACCCGTATACGCTGATTCAAGCGAGCCTAAATCAATAGATGAAATAAAACGTTACGGAATAACAATTAAAGGCGTTACAAAGGGCAAGGATTCAATAAACTACGGAATAGATGTTATGCAAAGGAATGATTATTTAGTTACGTCTAACAGCGTTAATTTGATTAAAGAGCTACGAGCCTATTGTTGGGACACTGATAAACAAGGAACACGTTTAAACAAACCTATTGACACGAATAATCACGCTATTGATGCGCTACGATACCACGAAATGGAAACTTTAGGAATGAATAGTAACTACGGTAAGTATCATATTTGGTAAATAAATAATAGTTCGCACCCGTTCAGGTATGCAAATAGTGTAAATAAAATCTACATACTACAAAAACACGAATAAAAAGTTAATTAATAAGATGAAAACAGAAATAGTAATACCTACTTCATTAAGTGAAATACCTTTAAAGAGTTATCAAGAATTTATGAAGGTAGTTGAAAAATCAAATGACGAAGAATTTATTGGTCAAAAGACTATCGAGATTTTCTGCGGGTTAAAAATGAAAGACGTAGTTAAAGTAAAATGGAGCGACGTTAAAAGTTTGACCCTACATTTAAACGAAATATTTAAAGCGAAGCCTAAATTTCAAGCTACATTTAAAATCGATAATACTGAATTCGGGTTTATTCCTAATTTAGAAGATATGACTTTCGGAGAATATATAGATTTAGAAAGTAATATTTCAAGCGTAGAAACTTTTCACAAAGCGATGGCGGTAATGTACCGACCTATTACAAAGAAAGTAAAAGACCGATACGAAATATTCGAGTACACTGGCACGGACGAATTTAGCGACGTAATGAAGTTCGCACCGTTAAATGTTGTCTTGGGTGCAACGCTTTTTTTTTCGACTTTAGGAAGCGACTTGGTTCAACATACTCTTACCTCTTTGGAGAAGGAGATTCAGAAGAACCCGAAAATAATGACTTTAGCGAAAGAGCGCAATTTAATAAACGATGGGGCTGGTACAATTCAATCTATGCGCTTTCTCAAGGAGACATTACAAAGTTTGATGAAGTTACCAGAATGGGGGTTAGAAAATGTCTTACCTACCTTACTTACGAAAAACAGAAACGAGAAATAGAAGATAGAGAATTAAAAAAGATTTATAAAAATGGCTAATTAT